CCGTTGCTTCTCGGCAACAATGGCTGCGGTGTCTGTATTGCTCTCAAGCGCACGTTGGAATGCTACGTCCTGCGCGGCGAGTAGTGGCTCACGCTCTGCCCGTAGACGGTCCTTCGTGATGTCTTTAGCCTTGGCAATGTTGATCGTAATCATGCTGCGTCTCCGATATTCTGTACATCTTCCGCTTCTGCTTCTGCAACTTCTGCGGCTTTTATTAGTGCATCTTCTGCTGCTTTAGCCGCAAACCATGCCTCATGCCCCATACCCGTCCCGTCAGGTGATGACATATCTGCCTCCCACGCATTGCGGAACGTGCGGTCGGATGGGATGTCCTCGGTGGCGACAATCTTGAACGGCTTACCAGCAGGGGTATCTTTAAGAGCAATGTCATCGATGGTCATCGTTGCAAGAGCAGATGGCGATGGAATAATGATGGACACGCCACCATCGTCGTTTTGGTATATAATGCGTTTCATTGTGTGATCCTTTTAGCGGAAGATAGCAACAGAACAATATAATGCAAGAACATTATTCCCATTTGAACTTTGACTAATAAGCCTGACTGCTGAAGTAGTTGGTGCAGTAGTTTCTAATATTGAAAAAACCTCGTTAGCACTAGCAGCATCAGTTTGAGAACCACTAGCAATACAAGCATAATTAGCGTCTGGCATTGCAGTTGTAAAATTGACCGTAACAATCCCAGTACCATTATCCGTAAGGCTCGAAACATTTCCATCAGCACGAATAGTCGGTGTTGCCGCGAGATCAAGATTAACCCACGCACGGCAGCCGTATGCCGTTGCTGCGGAGCCGTAGCCGGAGTTGAAGGAGAAATCTCCGCTTGAATTAATCGCCGCCCGTGAAGTAGCACCAGTATAAAAGTCAATAGTCCCGCCAGTGCCGACAATTTGACCAATTTGTAAATTAAAATTATTTGTTGTGTTGAAAATACGACCATTATTCGCGCTGCTTACATCAATAACCAACCCAGTTGATGCGTCTGGATTATGAAATGTAACCTGTCCACCCTCTGTAGACACAGCACCAAGAGTGAGCTCCCCAGCGACGTGAAGTTTAGTGCTTGGCGACGTTGTTCCGATCCCGACATTGCCAGACGAGTTGATCCGCATAGCCTCGGTTACACTCGTATAAAATGCTATTGGATTAAATGCATTGTTATCACTATTAATGCCAGTTAATGTCGCAACGCCTGAAGCAGTCTGCACTCGTAACCCAGCCGCTGCATCAGTTGACCCTGATAACTGGGTCGCACCACCAACGACAGCTAGTTGATAGTTAGCTGTCGTCCCAATCCCGACCCTGCCACCAAAATAGTTTGACGCAGTCCCGGCAGCGTAGAAGCCATACGTTGTGCCGCCGCCTGTGGCGGTGTTTACTGCGGAGTAGAACCCGAAGGCAATTTTGCCAGCCGTTACTCCTGCGGTGTTGCTTGCAAGGTATCCGTAATTATTGGTGGCTCCGATTAAAGTTCCAGTAGAGTTGAACCCAGCTTGTACAGAAACAGTTGATGCAATTGCCCCTTGATTTGCATAAAAGTGAAACAAATTACTCAACGTACCAGACGGCATATTAGCAGACGTTGCATAATAAGACCCTACGGATGTTACATCTGATTGAATTGCCCCATCCGCATAAACATTAAAAGAATTAGTGGCTCCAGTGATAGCTTTTGATACTCGTAAATTTATCTGGGTTAGTGACGTCGTGCCGATGCCTACGTTGCCCGACGTATTAATCGTCATCGCCGTGGTCGCACCGTTATTGCCAACCTTGAACGCGATGCTGTCAGACGTGCCGACACCGGATGTTGATTGCAAAGTCAACGCTGAAGAAACTGCCGTGCCACCAATAACAAGGGGCACAGTCGCAGAGGTGGTGATAGTTGGCGTTGCAATGGTTGGCGACGTACCAAAAACATTCGCACCTGTGCCCGTTTCGTCTGTTAAGGCAGCAGCTAAATTAGCTGAACTAGGTGTCGCAAGGAACGTAGCGACACCTGCCCCAAGCCCGCTTACGCCAGTGCTGATAGGTAACCCCGTAGCGTTAGTGAGAGTTCCGCTTGTGGGTGTCCCAAGAATTGGAGTAACAAGTGTAGGCGAAGTCGCAAAAACTAATGCACCTGTACCAGTTTCACCTGTTACGGCAGAGGCTAGATTAGTTGAACTAGGCGTTGCAAGGAATGTTGCTACACCTGTGCCAAGACCACTGACACCAGTGCTGATAGGTAGTCCTGTCGTATTTGTCAAAACACCACTTGCAGGAGTACCCAATGCAGGGGTAGTCAGCGTTGGTGAAGTCAACGTCTTGTTCGTAAGTGTTTGAGTTCCAGCCTCCGTAACAGGGGCATTGGCGACCTCAACAACGTCAGTGCTATTTGCATAGACAATAGCTTTTTTGCCCGCTGCAATCGTAACGCCAGTCCCTGCCGTTGTTTTCACAAGCACTGAAATAGAAGTATTATTAAACAAAATATAAGGTTTATCAACAGTGGGCACGATAACCGTGTGCGTAACTGTTGGTGTCCCTGTGAATTCGATAACGTAATTACGACCTACTGAACTGCTGCCGTCAGGAATCGTAAGGGTAGTAGTAGCACTAGCCCCTGTTAATGCCTGTGTAGAATAACCAGCAATGGCCTGTTCTAACAGAGTGCCCAAATTCGTATTGGTTGTATCACCCCATGTACCAGAAGCATCGCCTGTTCCTAAAAGGGTAAGTTTAAGGTCTGTTGAATACGTACTTGTCATGTGTGCCCCTTAAGCGGCTATCTGTGTCCAGTTAGGTGATTGTGCTGGAGTAACGGCACTATACCCTGCAATTTGACTTGGCGCAATATCTGTCCACGTAGGAGACTGCGCCGGAGTAATTAAAGAATACGCGGGAGTTTGCGTAGGAGTAATCTGTGCGTAGTTAGGGTCTTGGTCAGGAACTATCTGCCCCCAAACAAAAGCCTGTCCCACACCACCCGTTGCAAATACACCTTCAACAAAGGCGTTTGGCGAAAGCACTACGGTTACATCGCCCGTGCTTGTATCAGCCTGTACCCCCGTTACATCAACAAGGTTGATTGTTATAATTTCTACTGTGCCAGCGGCACCTGTAGCTTCAACCCCCGTAAGGACTACATTTGCCTCACCTGTTATAGAAACAGAACCAACCGAACCAGTTGATGCAATGCCCGTAAGGGTTACATCTGCTGTGCCAGTAACAGAAACATCACCAACAGAACTAGTTGCAGAAACGCCTGTGACATCAACATTTGCTGCACCCGTAACTGTAGCAGTACCAACTGAACCTGTAGCACTGACCCCTGTGACTTCAAAAATAAAATCGTATTCTAAAGTTACAGTACCAACTGCCCCAGTAGCACTGACCCCCGTAAGGGTTACATTAGCTGCACCTGTAACACTTACACCGCCGACAGATGTTGTTGCGCTTACGCCAGTGACCGTGAAAATAAAATCATAAGCAACAGTTACGTTGCCAACTGAACCCGTTGCGCTTACGCCAGTAACACTTACAGGAGTGTCTATAAGTAAAGTTACAGTACCAACTGAGCCAGTTGCGCTTACACCAGTTACGCTTACGTCAGCATTAGCGGCAACAGTTACCGTGCCAACACTGCCTGTAGCGACACCGATATCAATTGCGCCTGTGCCAAACGGTCCTAGACCCCAACCTTGGGATCTAGACCATCCTTCAAAGGCTACAACTGCATCTACCATTGCTCATTACGCTATGCGTATGATCGCGCTAGAAGCATCATTTGTTGGGAAAATGATAGTGAATGTCCCTGCCGAAGCAGTTTTATCCGCACCAAAATCCAGAACAACAACCGATTTATCGGCCTGTGTTGAATTGTAAATCAACGCACCGCGAGCAGTAAATGATGCCGTTGTCCAAGATGAATCAGCAAAATCGGCAAAAGCTGTCGTTCCAGAAGACGACGTTGTGCCTGAAGTAAGCGTGTTGCCCCCTGCTACGTAGGCTGTGCCCGCAGTATTCGTCGTTTCATTAGTTGACGAGTACACTGTTGTGGAAGCATCAAGCGTTGCTGACGACGTGTACAAAGCAATCTTAAACGTGTCCGCTGCTCGCACAGGAGACGAAGCAGAAGCAGAAATTGCGTGTACGCCGCTCATAAGTTGCAGCTTGAACGATGTACACATGAAGTTACCAGTAAATGCCATCACGGCCTCCTTATGATTTCAGCAAGTTGTGGTTGACCAGCCTCTGTTACCATATAGCTGACCGTAGATCTATCACAATCAATAGCACATTTCATGTAATACAGCACTACCTGTTCTACGTGATTTTGGAAAGCAATAGCTTGGCTTTTGATAACATCGGGGGCGGTGTCTGCTACCGATATAATTTTTTTCGCAGCTTGCTCTGCCCAAAACTCAGGAGGATGCCCCCCGTTATTTGAAGTCGCTACATCAACTTGAAAAGCACCTGTTTGCATTGCCTGTGTAAACATTAGTTAGCCTTCACCCTTATGAGACCATCACGATAAGCATCAACATTTTCACGGCCTTCACCGTAGTTCTTAAGTCTGGTTAAAGCCTCAATAAAACGTTGGTTATATAGGTTTAGTAGATCAGCCTCACCTTTCATAAAGGTATAGGCTTCTACCAAACTACCATAAAGGAGCGCATCTTCTGCATAATCGCCCAACCAAGTGGTTGTGCCCGTTGTAATGCTTACAGGGCGGTAAAAGTAGTGGAGTTCAACAGCATACGAACTAGCCGGAACAGGGGCAATCAAGAAGTTATCTTGATCATACAAAGCGTAATACTTAGGAACACCCGTAGCCTCGGATGGATTATATTCCTGCAAGTACTCTACATCTTTGTTCAAAAGGAACGATTTAGATCCATTTACAGTAATACTAAGCGCAAAAGGAGCAAGATAATCACTAGGCACAGCGAGGTATTTGTTTGAGGCCGTCATAGTACCCGATTGATTTTTCCTAAACGTTTCCAAATCTACGGAGTAGAAAATTCGTTCTTCTGCATTTTGCACAAAGTAAGTGATATTATCGTTGAACGTTGTTTCGTCGTTCTCCGTCCAATCCTTAATGGCCTGTGTTAAAGTAGTATACGTCCAACCCATCAGGTTATCTCCACCGTAGGAACACCAACTTGTGTTATAGCCTGTAATAAATCATTTTGTATGAATGGGAAAATAAACGGACCAACAGGTACATCCATAACTTCTTTTACGTCAGGACGCGGTTCAAAAAGTGCTTGTGGCTCAGTTGGTGGATAAATAGGATCCAACTGCGGGTGCTTTTCTTCCCAACACTCAATACAGGTTTTGAACCCTGTCCATTCCTTTTTCAACTGTAGGTAATCATATTGAAAACCACAGCGGTCACAAATTGCCTGTGATTGTTTTCCTACGGCGAATCTTGCCATTGGTTACACCACGTTGTAATAGTTACGACTTGAAACAAGCTGTAACGAAGCCCTATCGCGATCTTCGGATGCAGCACGTTCAAACTCTTGGTCATAAACAGCTTTAAGCAAAGTTACTCTGTCAGGGGCTTTTTTCATAGCGATATAATACGCCAACCCTGCGGCTAGGCAAGGATAAAACCTAAACGGTATCTGCAAGGTGTTCACACCAGAAGTGACATCGTCTATCCGCACAAGTTTTTCAACTACCAAATAATAGGTTTGATCAGGAGTAGGCCAAACTTGCACTGTTGGCGTAATATTACGATTAACCACATATTGCGTAGGCCGAGCCTGTGTTAGCTTATTAGGAATACTCAAATAGTAATCCCTGCTAATACGGTCGATAGTTATGTCAGATTGAGAAGCAGTACCCACCCCAGTTGACGAGCGTATAACAGCGGAAAGAATATCGATATCGTATTCATTAAGATTATACGAATCATCACCCGCACTCAACGTTATACTTTGGGTTTCAATAGTCCACTGATTTAACCCACGGTTTGCCCATTCAGCAAGTAGCAAGTTCAAGCTACGACGTGCAGTTCGCTGATCGTATCCAGTGCGGATTTCTAACCCGCACCGTTCAAACGCTTCTTCGATGTATTCTGCAACGTCTAACTCAAACGTTTTTGTGCCACTTACGGTCATGTATTACCTCATTCCGTAACTACCGTAACCAAAAAATGGTTGCGGCTGCGCGGTGTTTTGCTGACCCTGCTGCATCGGTTGACCCTGCTGCATTGGCATATTATACGGTTTAGGCTGCTGCATCGGTTGCGACTGTGCCATGCTGTTCGCACCCTGCGGCATCTGGGCAGCATATTGCTGCATCGCTTGCTGGGAAAACTGCTGTGGCTGCTGCTGCATCGCTTGCTGCATCGCTTGCTGCATTTCTTGCAGGGAAACCTGACGACCACCAGCTTGAAACGGTTGCCCCTGCGGAATTTGTTGAGCATACTGCGGTTGTTGTTGAGCAAAGTTCCCGAGGGAAGCAATTCCTTGCTGCATCGCTTGCTGTTGCATCGCTTGCAACTGCTGTTGCGAAGGCATACCTAATGGAAAACCTGTGCGCGGAAGTTCCCGAATAGGACTACCCATCATGTTAGGAGGAAGACGCGTGGGGCCACCCCGCACGGGAAAATTTAGACCAAGCTGCTGTGACATCAACTGAGGAGGAAGTCTACGCATTTCAATACACCTTGGTTGGGCGTGAACGAGTTACCATACCACCACCGCGACAAAGAACACCACCACCTTTTTTCATCATCATGGAGTTTTTCTTAACCATGCCACCTTTAGCATACCCCTGTGACATAGTGTTGGCACCCGTCATACGATTTTGCACGTTAAGACCGCCCATCGCTGGATTAGCCCCCGTAGCCGACTTACCGTACTCATTAGGTGAGTAATAGGGTGACGATGTTTCCTGCTGTGGCTTTACTGCGGCAACACTATCAGCAGTCTGCTGCGAAGCACCCCCAGATAAATCTGCGGTGCCGATAGGCGGGGCAGCTACTTCACCACCGTCTGCGTACCTACGCGACTTTGACTTACCTGCCTGTGAAAGAGCGATAGCTATAGCCTGTTTAGGGTTTTTAACTATTGGACCCTTCTTGCTACCCGTATTCAAAGTCCCAGCCTTGAACTCGCGCATCACTTTGCTTATCTTTTCCTGAGACTTCATTTTGTCCTCGCCGCTTTCATGTTGTCAATCAAATTGGGATAAGGGCGACCTGCCTTTTTTGCAGAAGCCTTTGCCGACGCCTTTTTTGAACGAGACAACTTCTTTGGTTTACCCAAAGACTTTGGTCGCGTCTTATCCCAAATTGGCTTTTTCATATCACTTACCACGGCCCTTTGGCTTACCAATAGCAATCATGATCGCCATGCCACGGCCTTTTTTAGCCATGCCACCCTGTTTCATTTTGCCCTCGGACTTTTCCATCTTCATGGATTCCATGCCTTCGTGCTTCATCATGGCCTTTTTAGAGGAATACATTTCCTTGCCACCGTATTCGCTGATCTTGCCAGCCTTTTTCTTGGTAGCCATGCCACCCTTTTTCAGGCCCATTGCCATTGGCATTACCCCGCCTTTTTTAACAAGAGGACGAGTAGGCTTAGGGCCGCTACTGTTGCGAGGGGGATTCTTTACAAGAGGCATATTAAACTTTGGATTAGCTATACGCATGGTAGTCTCCTATCTGTTTTCAACTAAACGATCTATTTTTTCTTCAATCCGATCAAATCTCTTGATGAGTTGGTCTAGATCGTTATGAAGATCTACTCGGGTAACATAGTTTCGGGCTATGTCCTCCCGCGTATTCGCAGTATGGCGGTATAACTCATTTACCCTGCCATTAAGATACACCAAAACCCACGCCGTTGGTATGATGATTATCGTTAAAAGGATGTTCCAAACAAACTCTAATCCAACCATCATGTTAGCATTTCCATCTTTTGCGAGCCTGACGAAGGCGGCTGTTTGGGTCTTTAGCTGCCTCAGGGAACATTTTTGCTTGTCCTGCTGACCTTGCGCAGTAAGATTTACGACGTTTTGCCCGTTTACCAGTAGGGTTATCTTCAGTAACGGCAGTGCTCAGTTTTGATCCAGGATTAGTACGACGGTAGGCTTTAACACCTTTTTCCGTCATGCCAGCACCCTGCTTTGTCGGGCGAAAATTACCAGACTTAACAGATGTCTTGATTCCCATGCCCTTTGCCATCAGGCCGTCCCCGCATCGTTTTTAATTAGAACAAAGATAAACATACTTGAACAAGCGTTATTATTTCCAGTTCCTGTAGCCTGTGCTTCTAATGTAGTCTTTTCCGGGACAGCAACAGGAAACTCAAAAACGTAGTCTGCTACACTGTTATTAACAGTAGTAACGGCAGCAGTGCGACGGATATCATCTGTTCCGCGAGTCATTAAACGACCTGTTACAGGCCCCGTTCCAGAGGCTTGACCAGACGAAAATAACCCCTGAGACAGGTAGGCGGTGTACCCCGCCGGAACTGTAAAACTTCCCGTGATGCGGGAATTATAGTTAAACTGGATGACATCGTAGACGGTTGCCGGGACACCCGCTGTCACAGTGCCAGTACCAAAATAAATAGTTCCGGCTGCAGAATCCAAAGATCCAGCAGTAGCAACATAGCAGTTATTTATATGCAGATAGGATTTTGTAGTTGTGACAGCAGTTTGACCATTTAGTGTCACAGTTTCTGAAACTACATTATGGTTTGCATCCAGACCCTCAAGATAAACGGTTCTGGCACCAGTTCCGTTGGACGTATCGTCTGCACTACTGGAACTTACAGAAAGTTGAAGAGCAGCGGATGGATAGCCCAAGATCCCGCCATAAGGCCATACTG